GGAAAGGAAAGATCCTTTGATAAGGCCAACAACACCCTCAATGTCATCCCTGGCTTTGGTCGTGGCTACCAGAACACCACCGCTGCTCCACACGCTCAGTATGCTCAAGTAACCCTTGCTCCTACCTTTCCACGAGTCTTCATCAAGAAGGCTATCAATGACACCATCAATAGTTTCTTCCCTAAACTCTGGGCAGTTTCCTCAACGACCTTTACCTTCAACGCATCTCAGGTGACATACCCACTGCCTGACGATGCTGAAAGCATCTTGTATGTCTCGTGGCAAACGACAGGATCGAGTGAGGAATGGCTACCAGTCAATCGTTGGAGAGCAGACGGAATGGCAAACGTCGCCTCTTTCAATACACAGAACACCATCAACCTTTATGAAAACATACAGCCTGGTCGTACCGTTCAAGTCTGGTACACCATTGAGCCAAATACTCTTGATGCTAGTACTGATGACTATGCTGACGTTACGGGCCTACCAGAATCATCGGCAGACGTTGTTGTCCTTGGGGCTTCCTACAAACTTCTCTCTTATCTTGATGCTGGTCGAATCAACCTCACCAGCGCAGAGGCAGACCTTGCCGACTCAAAGATACCTTCTACAGCGGGTGCGGGTGCATCCCGATATATCTTTGCTCTATATCAGCAGAGGCTGAACGAAGAGGCTTTGAAACTTTCTGACAAGTATCCAATAAGAATCCACTATACCCGCTAAAGGAAAGCAATGACACGCAAATACTCATCAACGAGCGTCCAGACCACACTGGCCTCAGATATCAACAGCAGCGTGACGTCGATGACTGTTGCGTCCGGCACTGCTATAACCTTGCTTGGTGGGATAACGCTTGGACCAGCAGTAGGTGGCGTTTATCCAGACCAATTTACAGTTGTCCTTGATCCAGATACCATCAACGAAGAAATTATTTTTATTGTAGCGGTCGCATCCGACACATTCACGATTGTTCGTGAAAGGGCTGGCACGACTGCGGTATCACATACTGCAGGTGCGACGGTGCGCCACGTACTGACCTCAGATGACCTAGACTTCTACACAGCAGGGGTGGCTACAGCAGATGCTGCTATCCCAGAGACTTTGCTTACAACCAAGGGCGACATCATCGTCGCTCAGTCCAGCGCAACGCTCAACCGCTTGCCAGTAGGCGCTAACGATACGGTCTTGACTGCAGACTCTGCTCAGACCAATGGAGTCAAGTGGGCAGTCCTGCCAGTGACCACATTGGATATCTCGTTCACCAATGTCACGGGCGCGACCTATAACCTCGCAGCAACGGATGTCAACAAGTTGGTCCGATTTGATAATGCGGCAACCGTGACAGTCACTGTCCCACCAAGCATCTTTGGCGCTGGGGATCAGGTTCACGTCCAGCAAGTAGGGGCAGGACAGGTACAACTAGAACAGGGCGCTGGAGTGACTATCACCTCCACGACTGGTACTGGCCCAGACCTGGCAGCGCAGTACAGCGCTGCCACAGTGATTTGCACATCAAGTAACAACTTCACCGTGATTGGAGACCTTGCCTAATGCCAACTTCATATAAAGTCCTTGGGCAACTACTGCCTGCAAGCACATCAGGAATTCTCTATACCGTTCCTGCAGCCACCGACACGGTGGTATCAACCATCAACGCGGTCAACGTAGGATCGACAACTGCTGATATCAGCATTGCTATCAGGCCTGCTGGAGCAACAATCGAGAACAAGCACTACATCGTGCGGCTGCTACCACTTGCAGCCAAGGCAGTCTTTACCTATACGGCGGGTGTTACCCTCGATGCAACAGATGTCATCACAGTAGAGTCTACGACGAATGACGTAGCGTTCAATGCGTTCGGATCGGAGATATCGTAATGTCAGTATCACTTACACCAGGAGCGTTAGGGCCTACGGGACCGACAGGGCCAACGGGGGGAACGGGGCCGACAGGACCGACAGGACCAATCGGGTATGCCTTTAGTGCTATTCAGTCAAATACGGGAACAACGTATACATTCGCCTTGACTGACGCAAGCAAACTAGTTACAACCAGTAACGCTGGTACACAAACCCTTATTATACCTGCTAACTCGTCTGTTGCTTTTGGCACTGGCGATATTCTCAATGTTGTTCGTGCGGGAACGGGGCCAGTTGTGTTCAATCAAGCAAGCGGTGTGGTCATCCGAAGTGTTGGCTCAACTGCAACAGCGCCTGCCCTCAGAGCGCAATACTCAGCAGCCAGCGCTTTCTTCGAAGGATCAAATACGTGGTACGTGGTGGGTGATCTGTCCTAATGCCTATTCTTGGAATTATAGCAAGTAGTAGAAAAGGTTTTTCGGCAACTGGCGGTAATGAAGTCAAAACCGTTGGCTCATTTCGTTATCACATTTTTACTTCTAACGGCACTTTTTCCGTCAGTTCTGGTACTAGTTCTTGTAGTATTTTGGTGGTTGGTGGCGGTGCTGGTGGAGGTCATTCGCGTTCAGGCGGTGGTGGTGCTGGTGCGATTGAGGGATTGACGACTCAAACTTTAGGTGCTGGAAGTTATACCGTAACAATCGGTAACTCAGGTGCTGGTGCAACGGGTGAAACCGTCAAGGGTGGTTCTGGAGGTAGTAGTTCATTCGCAGGTAACACGACCATAACTGCAAACGGCGGCGGTGGTGGTGGCTCTGGAGCAAATCTCGCTGGTGCAAATGGTGGTTCTGGCGGTGGTGGTGCAGGATCAACAACCGGCGGTGCTGGTGGAACCGCATCTGGTTCTAATACCAATGCCGGTGGTGCTGGACAAAGTAACGGTGGACAACCTTTCAGAGGTGGCGGTGGTGGCGGTGCTACTGGTGCTGGTGCGACTGGTTCTGCTTCTGGAAACGGTGGCGCTGGAAAGTTGCTAACCGACTTTGATGCAAACTTTACATCAGGAAACTTTACTTCATTTAGCGGTATGACACGAATGAGCGCTGGCGGTGGTGGTGGAATCCAGGCCAATGATGCAACTCCTGCTGGAAGCGGTGGCACAGGTGGTGGCGGTAATGGTGGGCCAAATAATACGACTGGAAGCCCTGCGACTTCTTATGGTTCCGCCGGTGGCGGTGGTGGCGGTAATGACGGCACATCAAGAGCCGGTGGCGCAGGATATGCCGGACTTGTCATTGTGAGGTATTCAGTATGAAAAACTTTGCTTTACTAGATGAGAATAACATCGTTACAAATATCTCCATTGCTGATGAATCGTGGGATTCTACTGGTTGGATTGAATACACAGAAGAAAATCCTGCCGTTATTGGTGGCGATTATGTTGAAGGTTATTTTTATCCAGAACAACCCTTTGCATCGTGGACCCGCGATAAGGGTCAATGGATATGTCCAAAGCCGAAACCAAGCGGTTCAAATTTTACGTGGAATGAGCAAGATCAAGAATGGGTAGAAATAAACTTTTATGAGTAAGGAGTAGTCCTTGGTCAATTATGACATTACTGAGGCCATCCCCGTCACACTGTCCAACCCAGCAGGCTCTACCACATTCAATCTCACGGGTGAGGCCTACGATATCGCTGTTGCTGGTCTGCCGTTTTTCTTGGCAGCAAGCGACGAGACTCCATATCGTCGTGTCACGGCACAGTATCGCAAGCAACAGATTGACCAAACCCGTGAGGCTGGCGAGCAGACCCTCACAGGTTGGTGGCTTCGATCTCAGTCATCCTTCCATCAGGGAGCAGGCATCAAGTTCTTTGAGCCTGTTCAAGATGAGTCGCTTCGCTTTCAGTTTACTGAGGCTAAAGGTGTAGATGTCTGGACCAAAGGGCAGGTAACCTTACTCCACTCCACCGTCCGTATTGTCTCTAGCGCTAATAGTCCCATCATCACAGGCGTCCGAGATGATGCTAACAACATCGACTCGCTCGTTGTAGCAGACGGTCCAACGCTCTCTCGTGTTGAGATGAGCAACGACAGCGCCACTCTTGCCAACTACACGTTGACAACCAATCACGGTACTGCGCCGTTTGTCAGCCTGACCTCAGATGGTTCACGCTATTTTGCAGCCGATACTGTGACAATCCATCGTGGTTCTATCTATGGTGCTACCAACGATCAGACCATATACTCAACTGGCACAAATAAGGTCGTCATCAAGTACGCCAAGCAACGCCTTATCGCAGGCATTGATGCTTCGCTCTATGAACTAGACTCCAACATTGCTGGCTCTACTACCCACGCAACAGGACCGCTACCTACAGGTATCTATACCAACCCCAACCCTGGCTGGACCTGGACTGCTCTGGCAGAAGGCCCTGCTGCTTTCTATGCGGCTGGCTACGCTGGTGGTAGGTCCTCGATATTCAAGATTACTTTGGATACCAGCCAGTCCAATACGCTCGGATTTCCTGAACTCAATGTTCCTACCGTCACCGCTGACTTCCCAGAGGGTGAGATAGTCCAAGCCTTTGATGCCTACCTTGGAACCTATGCGGTCATCTGCACCAACAAGGGTGTGCGAGTAGGACTTCTAGGCCAAGACGGGGATATCTCCTATGGACCACTGCTCTATGATGGCAATGCCAAGGCAGTCACCTTCAAAGATCGCTTTGCCTATGTCACAGGTACGGTTGATGGCGATTCAGGAATGGTCCGTATTGACCTCTCAGAGCCTCTAGGAAACACGTTAGTCTTCCCGTACGTCTGGGATGTCTACGCAGTCGGAGAGACGGCTATACCGACCTCTACGGACTTTCTTGGCTCTACCGACAGGGTTGCCTTTGCGGTCCCTGGAGATGGGGTATGGATTGAATCGTATGGGGTCAAGGTCTCAGAGGGCTACCTCCAGACAGGCTTCGTCCGATACAACACCTTGGAGAACAAGGTCTACAAACTTCTAGCGACCCGCTTTGACTCAGGCAATGGTGGCCTGACTATCAGGTCGATTGCTCCAGACAACACCGAGTATGTTATCGGTCAGTTTATCAAGGGACAGGTAGTTCCAGAACTCAACATTCCTTACCCAGCCGGAGCGCAAGAGTATCTTGGCTTCAAGTTTACGATGACCAGAGATAGTGCTAATAGCACTCTCGGTCCACTCTTTACGGGCTACCAAATCAAAGCGTTGCCAGCAGTACCAAGGCAGCGACTCATTCAGTATCCAGTCTTCTGCTTCGATCACGAGAGCGATTCTCTTGGAGTAGAGATTGGCTACGAAGGTAGTGCCTATGACCGCTTGACCCAACTTGAGGCGGTTGAGAACAACGGAGATACCATCAGAGTAGAGGACTTTAGAACAGGTGAGTCCTATCTCGGTATCATCGAAGAGTTGGACTTCATCAATCAGACCCCATCAGATAAGAGATTCTCTGGCTTTGGGGGCAAGTTACTCATCACCATACGATCAATCTAGGAGCCGAAATTGACCCCTACTGAATGGGCTGGCCTTGCCGTTGCCATATTCACCCTTGTATCAGGCTTTGCAGGCCTTGTGCGCTGGCTTGTCAAACACTACCTCAACGAACTCAAGCCCAATGGTGGTAGTAGTATCAAGGACAAGGTAGGAAGGCTTGAAGAAAAGGTTGACCTATTGACCGATCTCGTCAAGGAAGTACTGAGGAAATGAATGATTCCACTAGCGAAACATCCGCAACCTGCTGCCGTCGCTCTGTTGCGACAGGCCAATGCTCTTGCTCCGAAAAGGAAGAAGGCGAGCGATGGACTGCTTCCTTCTGCTGCTCACGTCCATCAGAATCCAAATAGCGACCATAACTCAGGCTTTGCGGTAGACCTTACCCACGATTCTAAGAGTGGGATGGACTGCAGGATTATCTTTGAAGAGTTGAAGAAGGATAAGAGGGTCAAGTACCTCATCTTCAATGCCAAGATTTGGTCCCGCTCTCGCGGTGAGAATACCTATACGGGTCCCAATAGGCACTCCACCCACCTGCACGTCTCCATCAAGGAAGACTGCGGTGATGACACCTCTAATTGGTTTGCTTGGCGTACTGGACCAAAGCGGTGGGACCACATCCGTTCAAGGTTCATCAAAGCCAATCGCAAGAAGAAAACGCCGACAAGTCCAAAGGAGGACTAATGAAGGTAAATGAACAACTCAAGCAGGTCGCACTGACCTGGTTCCGAGCCGCTGCTGCTGCAGCGATTGCTCTGTTCCTCGCCGGAGAGACCGATCTCAAGACGCTTGGACTAGCAGCCTTGACAGGCTTCCTTGGACCAGCACTGAAGTACCTCGATCCATCCGCTCCAGAGTTTGGACGTAGAAAGAAGTAATTAGCGTTACTGCGAGGCAAACGGCCCTCATCACCGAAAGGTGGTGGGGGCCTCTTTTTTGTTTT